CTTCCGGCCCCGTCGCCGGACCGACGAAAAAACCCCGGCAGCAACCTGCCGGGGTTTTTCATGTCGCAGCCTCAGCCGCCGGATCCGCCGTCGTCGTCCCCTCCGGTCGACGCCCCCGACCCGTCGTCACCCGTTCCGCCGGAAGCTCCGGAGCCGTCGCTCCCAGTCCCGGTGCCTCCGTCCGTGCCACTGCCGTTGTAGCCGGACACATCAAACCGGAATTGGGGACACTTGAACGCGGAACAAATTGAGGGCGCTCCTTGGTGCTGTTGAGGGGGGTCTCAGTTAGTTCTGAGATCCCCCTCCGAGATGGTTCAGAGGCCGCCCGTGATGATCAGCTCCGGGACAGCCTTGGTCCGGCCTCGGCCGGCGACCGTGTAGGTGGTCTCGACCTGCCGCTGCTCGAACCCGGCGAAGAGGTCACGGACCTCCGGCCGGTCGTTGATGGACAGGATGAACCGCCCCTTCAGCCGGCGCAAGGCAGCGGCTAGGCGCTCGAAGTCGGCCCGGCTGAACAGCTCCCATCCGTAGTAGTCCTCGCTGCCCCAGTAGGGCGGGTCGAGATAGAAGAGCGTGGCCGGGCGGTCGTAGCGGTCGAGGAACGCCTCGAAGTCCAGGCATTCGATGATGACGCCGGCCAGGCGCTCGTGCAGCTCTTCCAGCTGCGGGCCGAGGGTGTTGAGGTTGAAGCGCGCGGACCGGCCGACGTCGACGCCGAAGGTGCGGCCCCGGACCTTGCCGCCGAAGGAGAGCCGCTGGAGGTACAGGAAGCGGGCTGACCGCTCCAGATCCGTCAGCGTCTCCGGATCGGTCTTCACGAGCTGCTCGAACCGCGCCCGCGATGTCACCTGGAAGCGCAGCATGTCCATGAACTGGGGATAGTGCCGCTGCAGGATCCGGAAGAAGGTCGCGACGTCGCGGCTGGCGTCGTTGATGACCTCCGCCTTCGGGATCCGGCTGCGGCGCAGGAAGACGCCGGCCATGCCGACGAAGGGCTCGGCATAGGTGTCGTGGGCCGTCGCTTCGATCAGCGGAACGATACGGCGCGCCAGGTTGCGCTTGCCGCCGACATAGGCGGCCGGAGGAGAAAGTGGGCGAACTTCCTGCCCGGGAACATTGGTGATGGACTCCATGTCCTCTGCATCGCTAAAAGCTCCCCGCCCGTGGCGGGTGCGGGGATGGCCAGGCTCGGCCGGTCTGGTCCATGCGGGATGGCCGTCCCGCGGCTCTGGGCGCCTTCACGCCCATCCCCCCGCCGGCCGTCGGCCGACGGGGCGGAAATCATGCCTCTTTCGGCGTCTCGGCCTCGATCGCGGTTCGGAGGCCATTGGCGTCGAGCGTGTGCTCGGCCTTGGTGATCACCCAGGCGCCATCGACACCGCTGCGGACCCCGACAATCGTCAGCTTGGCCTCGGCGCCCAGCTCAGGCCGCCCGACCATGGAGGCCGACAGGGTGGCACTGCCGCGGGCAAGCGCGTCAAGCTTGGCCTGGGCGGCGGCGCGGGCCTGCGCGGCATCGGGATGGGGATGGCGGAGCGTGAAGACCGGCTCCCCCGACCCGACCACGACCTCGACGTCGCGGGCGGCCGCCTGGTCGCGCCAGAAGGCGCGGGCCGACCCGTACTTGCCCCGATCGGCCAGCGTGACCCGGTAGTCGGAAAGGTCGGCCGCTGTGATGGAGACGGCCGGGAGGCCGCGGCCGGAGGCGCTCTTCGCCTCGCCGCGCGGCACGAAGGCGAGATTGCCGGCGGCGGGCTTGGCGATTGCGCCATGCTCACGCGCCAGGCGCGTCAGGAAATGGAGATCCGATTCGTTGGTCTGGTCGACGTGGCTGTAGCGAATGCCGGCGAGCGCGTCCGCGATCTTGGGGGTGAGCCCGTGCTCGCCGGCGATCGTCCTGACGATGTCGCCGAGCGTGACCTCATGCCACGACCTGGTCTTCTGGGACTTGAGGCTGGCGCGCATGTCCGCGGCCTTGCCCCGGATCAAGAGCCGCCGCGGCCACCCCGTCAGCTCGATCTCGTCGACGGTATAGAGCCCCATGGGCATCAGCCCGGTCTCCTGGTAGCCAAGCGCGACGGTCAGCTCGGCGCCCGTCGGCGGCAGGGCGACGAGCCCGTCGCGATCGTCGAGCGTGATCTCGGCGGTGTCGGCCTGGACGCCGGCCTCGTCCGTCACCCGCAGGACGTCCAGCCGGTCGCGGATGTGGGCCGTGATGTCGACGCCATTGGCCAGCACCTGGAAAAGCGGCCGCATCTCAGTCCCACAGTCTGACGACGGGTTGGGTGCTGGCCTGCGGCAGGTCCGGCAGGGTGATCGTCAGCCCGGCCGGCAGGACCGGGCCGAAATCGACTAGGCCCGGATTGGCCTCCAGGACGGCCTCGACGGCCCCGGACTGGCGCTGGTAGTGGCGCCAGCAGATCCAATCGAGCGTGTCCCCGTCGCGGGTCAGATAGGTCGCGCTCACCGATCCTCTCCGTAGCTCGCCAGGGTCAGAGTGAAGTCGATCCGGCGCGGCGCGCCGTTGGCCAGCGGTATCGTTCGCTCCTCCTCGACCGTCTCGATGCACCAGCTCCCGTGAATGCCGCCCGTGCCGTCGACAAGCAGCAGAGGCTCGCCCAGGCCGGCAATGGCGCGCATGGCCGAGACCTGGGCAAGGCCGCCGCGGAAGTGGGGATAGATCGTGCCGGAGAGCGTTACCGTCTCCGATCCCGGCCCGAGATACTGTCGGGCGGGTTGGCGGCCGTGGCGATCGATGCTCGCCCAGCGCCAGCTGGTGCTACGCCGAAAGGACTGCCAGGCAGCCGTCGCCAGGGCGAACCGGAACGGCCCGAGCGCCATCATGACATCAGCCATCGTGCAGTGCTCCCCGTCGCGCCGCCTCGGCCCGCCGCCCGGCCGTCTCCAACTCGCGACGGACCAGGGCCGCAATCTGGTTTTCGTCCATGCCCGGCGCGGCATGGATGGTGATCGGCGCGTTGATCGTGATCGGCCCCCCGGCGGCGGCCATGCCGGCGGGAGCCACTGACGGCGTCGGCCCCGCCGGCATCGGGGCGAGTGCCGGCGGCGGCGTGCTCGGCGACGTCGCCTGTGCCGTCGCGGGGGTCTCGTCGTCATCGCCCAACCAGCTGGTCAGCGAACTCACCGCCGAGCCGACCCATTCGAGCTTGGAGGTGATCCAGTCCAGGATGCCGGAGATCATGTTCACGATCCCGCCCCAGAGATCGGACATGTACTGGCTGATCGGCTGCCAGTTGCTGACCACGAGGCCGAGCGGCGACCAGCTGAGGGCGGTCTTGATGGCTTCCCACGGGCTGGCGATCGCCTGTTGGACACCTTGCCAGAGCCGGGAAAAGAACGGCCCGATCGCCTCCCAGTTGCTGATAATCAGGCCGGCCGCGAGCGCAATCCCGCCGACGATAAGGCCGATCGGGTTGGTCATCATGGCCACGGTGAGCATGCGCAGGCCGCCGATCACCGCCGGAATGGCCGTCCGGGCAAAGCCGAGCAGTCCCCGGCCGAGCGCCCCGACGCTGCCCAGCAGCCCGGCGGCGCCCATGCGGGCCGAGGTGGCCATGGCCGACAGCCCGAGCCCGCCCTGCGCCGCGGCCGCCGCGGCACTGGCGCCCTGCAGGCCGATGAGCCTGGCAACTAGCGCCGGGATGCCGCCATTGAGGAATGTCAGCGCCAGCGATACGCCGGCCGAGGCCGCGCGGAACAGCATGAACCCGGTGACCAGGCCGGTGATGCCGCTGGTGACCAGGGGGAACTGATCGATCAGGTCTCCTAGGCCGTTCACCAGCCATGACAGGACGTTGAGCGCAGGCGTGAGAACCGGGAGCAGGCTTCTGCCGAACGCCTCGCTCAAATTCGCCCACGCCACGCCGAACCCCTTGGTCGCGGCGTTGAAGTTCTCGGTCATCCGCGCGAACTTCTCGTCGACAACGCCGTCGGCGCTGAACGCCTCGTCGCGGATCCGCTGGTAGTCCCTGATATTGGCGATCATCGGCGCCAGGAAGTTCAGCACCTGGGCGTCGCCGAACAGCTGACCCAGGTTGAACCTCTCCTCCAGCGCTGCGGCCGCCTGCTCGAAGGACTGGCCATCGGCCAGGGCGGCTGCGACCGCGCCCTCCAGATCCGCCCCGATCGCCTGGCCGATCTGATCGACCATTGCCTCCATCGGGTTCTCGCCGGCCAGCAGGGCGTCCTGCATCGCCTGCTTGATGTCGATGCCGAACTTCTCGAAGTTCCGGACCGTCTCGGGCGCCGTTGCCTTCTGCAGGAAATTCGCGAAGTTGTTCGCGGCCGTTCCGGCGTCCGAGGCGCCCTTCATCGCCACCTGCAGCGCCGCCGCCAGGGTGGCCACGCCGTTCGCCCCTTCCAGGCCGAGAGCCGCCGCCGAGGCGGTGAGCTGGGGGAAGTAGCTGGCCATGTCCTTCAGCTCGAAGCCGCCGAGGTCACCGGCCTTGGCCATGATGTCGAGCACCTGCTGCAGCTCGGCGGCCGGAACCTTCAGGTTCTCCATCACCGAGAAGGCGAGGCCCGACATGTCCTCGATGCTGGAGCCGGTCGCGGTTGCAGTCTTGCCGATTGCGCCGATGGCCGCGACGGCGGCGTCGTAGTCCATGCCCCGGCCGACCAGGATGCCGACGCCGGCCAGCAGAGCATCCGTCGACTGATTGACCTCGCGGGACAGACCGCGGAGGGTGGCGCGCAACGCGGTCAGCTGCTCGTCGCTGACGCCGGCAACCAGGCCGAACGCGGAGAGCTGCTCTTCCAGATTGCCGGCCGCCCGCACCATGGGTGAAACGGCGCCGGCGAGCGCGCCGATCGCGAGCCCGGCATTGCGCATCTCGCTCCATGCCTTCGACCGCCGCTCGGCCCGCTCCATCCGCTCCTCGAGGCGCCCGACGGCACCGGCCGTCTCGTCCGCCCGCGCCCGGGCCGAAGCGAGATCCCCGGCCAGCCGCCGCTCGGCGGCGGCCAGGTTGCGGGTGTCGACGCCGGCCTCCCGGAGCTGGTTGCCGAGCGCCCGGAACCGGACCTGCTTTGCCTCGGCGGCTGCCGCCGTCCGTTCGACCTCGCGCCGCGCCTGAGCGAGCGCCTGCTCCTGCGCCCGCGTCGGCCGCTCCGATTGGGCGAGTTCGCGGGCCAAAGCGCGGACGCGGGCTTCGGCTTCGCGGTGAGCCCGGCCGGCCGCCAGCACTTCGCGGCCGAGCGTGCGGTAGCCGGCGACCTGGGAGATCGTCCGCTCGACCTGGTCGACGGCGCGGGCCGCCTCGGCACTCTCGCGCTGCGCGGCGTCCAGGGCGGTTCCCAGTCGGTCAAGTTGTGCTACAGTCCCCCCCACGGCGCCACGTAGGCTTGCCGCGAGCGCGCCGCCGATGACGATCGAAAGAGCGAGGGTCTTATCCATGAAGCGGCTGTTCTACTTCCTCGGGTTCATGGCGGCGGCTTGGCTGATCGGGCTGGCGTTCGGCTATGAGGGGCAGGCAGCGCTGGGAGCTGGACTTGGCGTGATGTTCGCCCTCATCGTCGTTCTGTGGCTTGTTCTCGGCCTCGCCAGGCTGCTCGGTTTCGGGCGGACCTGAACCGCTTCAGCCCGCCCGCCCCTTCATCATCTCCACGGCGTCCGCCGCACAGGCCGCGAACTCGTCCAGATCCAGGCCCATGATCTCGGTCCGGGTCCAGCCCGTGACGGCGGACAGCAACATCATCGCCCGGCGTAGGCCATCATCCGAGCCAACGCCCCAGCGGGCAAAAAATCCGCTATTGCCTCCTGCAGGAGCGCGTAGTCGCCGATCGTAAGGTCGAGGATCGCATCCGGCGGGACCTCGCATAGATCGGCCAGCAGATGCAGCTCGATCTCCTCCTGGGTCTTGCCCTTGCGCCTGGCCGCGTGGATGTCGCGGACCTTCGGCTTCCGGAGCTGCAGCTCCGTCACTTCCCGGCCGTCGACGGTAACCGGTTCGTCAAGCTTGATCGTCTTCACGGACTGGACCTCTGCCTATCAGATCCCGAGCGCCCGGCGGACGCCGGAGAGCTGGTCGGTGCCGCCGATCCGGCGCACCATGTTCTCGATGTCGATCTCGACGACGGTCGCGGCGCCGATCTGGAGCCGGTAGTAGCTGGCGGAGACGGACGCCGTAAGCGTGGCCTTCGAGCCGCCCGTCCAGGTACCGGCATTGAGCTGCTTGAAGCCGCCGCGCAGCGTGACGATGACGGCCTCAACGGATCCGTCGGTTCCCTGCTGCGCGCCGCGCAGCGTCAAGCCGACATTGGCGCCCTCGACCAGGCCGAACAGGCCGAACAGGGCCGGATCGTACTCCGCGAAGGTCAGCTCGCAGGTAAGCGCCTCCATGCCGAGATCGACCTCGATCGGCGCGTCCATGCCGCCGGCCCGGTGCTCTTCCGTCTTGAGCGTGAGGTTCGGGAGCTGGATCTCGTTGATCCGGCCGGCATAGCCCCGGCCGTCGACGTAGCAGGTGAAGTTCTTCAGGGTTTTCGGCTGCATATGCGCTTACTCCGTCGTCGGTCAGGCCGCGAGCGTGCCGGCGACCTTCGCCACCAGCTCCTCGTAGTAGCCGTTGTTGCGGTGCGCCCGGATCGTCAGGTGCTCCAGCGGGGCCGGCGGCTCCAGATCCATGTCGATGGTCAGCTGGCCGGCCTCCAGCGCTTCCCTGGTGTTCAGTTCGGGGTCGATCCAGACGCTGCCTCCCAGCAGCGCGCCCTGGGCGACGAGCCGCCGCAGATAGGCGTTCACGCTCTCGGCGATGTCGGTGAGGAGCTGGGCCGAGAACGGCCGGTCCATCGCCCACAGCATGGCCTGCTCGATTGACTCGTAGACCATGTCGGCCGTGCGCCGGACGCTGAGGAACGCCCATTTCGGATCGGCCGAGCAGGTCCGGTTGCCCCAGAGCCGATAGCCGTCCTTGCGCACGATCGTCGCCACCTCGTTCTCGTTGAGGTAGTTGGCGACCGAGTTGACGTCCGACAGGCCGAACTCGATCGCCCGTGCCGTGCCGATGATGCCGTTGATGATTTGGTTAGACGGGCTCCACCAGAAGCCGCGATCGTTGTCCATGCGGGCGATCACTCCGGCGACGCGGGCAGAGGCCGGCTGCTGCCGCTCGGCGTTGGTGGCGGTGTCCCAGACCAGGCACCACGGATCGACGACATAGATCCGGGCGCTACCCCAGTCCTCGCGATAGGTGATGGCGTCGGCGTCCGTCGTATTGGGTCCGTCGGCGACGATGATCGCCCGCAGCCGCTCCGCAATGCCCTGCAGTTCCGCGATCACCGGGTTGGCATTGCCTTCCGGGCGGATCGACGTGAAGCCCGGTGCGATCAGGATGCGCGGGACCACATGGACGACGTTCTCGGCGGTCCGCAGCACATGGACGCCGGTGTAGCCGGTGGCCGTCGCGCCGCCGATCACATCCGCCAGCTCGACCTTGCTCGGGTCGACATACGTGTAGCCCACCTTGACCTCGGCGGCGGCGCCGATCGCGCCGTCGGCCAGCCGCTGGACGGTCCCGGCCGACGCGTCGACGGTGTAATCGGTGCCCTCGACGTAGGTGATTTCGCCGTCGGGGCTGGTGACCGTGACGGCGGACACATGGCGGTGCGGCAGGGCGAGGATGCCTGTCGCCGGGAAGGTGGCATTGGCGGCCGGGACCGTCGTCGTGTGGACCTCGGGATCGCAGACATTGACCACCACCACCATGGCGCCGGTCTGGTCCATGATTGCGTCCAGGGCGTCCGGGATGGTGCCCAGCCCGTCGGCCTCGCCGAAGATCTCGACCGCCTGGCGCAGCGAGCCGGTGATCAGGACCGGTTCGTTGACCGGCCCCTGGGCGGCGGTGCCGATGAGGCCGATGACGCTGGACTTGACGGTCTGGATGGGTCGGGTACCGGCGTCGATCTCGACGATTTCGACGCCGTGGAGGAACTGCTCGGGCATCAGCTTGTGCTCCCGCTGTTGGTGGAAGGTGTGGGCCAGGAAAGCGAGGCCACGATCGCCTCGATGTCCTCGGCGGTGGTGGCTGCCCGGACCGCGGCCTTAGCGGACAGCCGGGTGGCGCGGATCTGATCGAGCGCGGCCATCCAGACGCCACGGGTGTAGAGGATCAGGTCGGCGGCCTCGGCCAGAGTCTGGACGGTGCGGCCGAGCCGGGGGTCCTGGGTGCCGGCGTCGATGTCGGCCTGCAGTGCCGGGTAGCTGCCGTCCGGATCCGCCTGATACGCCTCGGCCTGCTCAACCGCGCGCAGGTATTCCGCGTCAAGATGCGCGCCTTTGGACACCCAGGCCGCGCGAGCGCTGCCGGCCGCGACGTCGATCTGATCGATGGCTCGCGCCTTCAACTCATCGAGAGGAGGCGGGGGCGGTTCGTAGAGTTCTACGGTCTGTGCTTGCGCGTTCCAGCGCCGCCGTCCGGGATTGTCAAGAAACTCCCTCCACTGCGCCTCGGAAATCGGCACCGCTCCAGTTGGGGCCAGGTGAGAGCGCTCGACTTCATAGAAGCCGGTCGGAAGTCCGTGCTGATCGAATGTTGCAAGAAAGTCCATCTCAGTACGGTCCTATGCCGATGATGAAGATTGCCGAAGGCTCGTGGGTGTCGTTGTTGTCGGCTCGCCTGCTGAAGACGGTCACGGTGGTAGTACTCGCGCCATTCGTCGCGCCCAGCGTATGAATGCTGCTCAAGGAGTTTGAGTCGTCGGTTGCGGAAATCGCCCAAGGCGGGCTGGAGAACGCTATTGGCCACGTGAATGAGCTTTGGGGTTGCTCTGCGTACACTCGCATCGCCTGGATAAGGATGCGTCCCGGAAGCCGGGTGTAACCCCAACCGTTCCCTTGAACGCCTTGTGCGTGATACCCGGCCGGGGTGATAGCGGTGTTGCCCTCGACCCCCTCTCGCGTCGCAAGCCCGCTCGCCAGCTTGATCAGTCCGGCTCGATCTAACGCGGCCGTAAGGGTCGCAAGTCCGGCCGGGGTGACGGCGCGCTGGGTGTCCACACCAGCCTGGACCTCCGCTGCTGTCGCCAGTTCCACCAAGCCGGTACGCTCGTCCGTCGCCGTCCGCGCGGACAACGACGCTGGGGTGACAGCGCGCTGCGTGTCCGTGCCCGCCTGGGTTTCCGCGTCCGTTGCCAGTTCCACGTGACCGCGTCGGCTCGTCGTTGCGGTAATCGCCGCGTGGTCATCGACGTACTTCCGCGTCGCCAGGACGATCGCCGGGTCGATCTGCAACGTGACGTTGCCGACGTTGCTGTGCTCCAGGATCAGCCGCAGGTAGAGATCCTTGCCCGCCCCGGAGGCCAACGCCGGCTTGTAGGTCTCGGGGAATTTCGAGATGGCGATCAGGTCGCCGTCATCGTCGTAGATCCCGACCTCCCGCACATACCAGCCGCCGACCGAGGCGGGGATCACGGCCTCGACGACCAGCCAGGCCGAATTGTTCGGGTCGACATAGATCTGGTTGATCGGCATGCGGTAGACCTCGCGGGCAAGCGCGGTCTGCCCCTGCGCCGGGTTGTAGACCGTGCCGTTGCCATCGCCCACGGCCACCTCCGCGAAGCTCAGCGGCAAGCCGCTCGGCACGGCGTTGGCCAGCTTGGCCAGGCCGATATCGGTCAAGATGGTGTAGTAGTCCGCCATGTGGCTCAGGTCCCTGGGTAGACAGTGGTGGTCTCGACGCTCTGGTACGCGGCGGCGAAAAGCGGCACGGCGCCGAGCTGCTCGCGCTCCGTGATGGTGTAGGGGTAGACGGTGACGCTCTCACCGCCGAGGCAGGCCCCACCGACGTATGGGACCGTCGACTGCACCTGCAGGTAGACGCGGAGGTCCTTAAGGTGTGACCGGGTGTTCTTCGCCTTCCGGACCGCCGCCAGAATGGCGTCCCACTCGTCCTCCGAGAGGCCGCGGCTGATCGTGCCGACCTCTACGCGGAAGGTGTAGGGCTCGCCGGCCGGCTCCTCCTCGAACCATTCGATGACGCGGATCAGGTCGAGATCCATGGCCTCCAGGGCGCGATGCAGCGCGCCGATGGTGCCCTTCGTCCGATGCACGGCAATTGCCGCCCGGATCACGGCGCGCTTGATCCGCTCGGGCCATTCCGGCGACCAGTCGTCGACGGACAGCGCCCAGGCGAGGTAGGGCAGCAAGGCGGCCGGGCAGCGATCCGGATCCCAAAGGGTCGCGATCGGCACCTCGACCTCGCCCACACGGGCGGTCGCCGCCTCGGCCGCGCGCTCCAACGCCGTCGCATTGGGGGGCAGAAGGCTAGCCACCGTAGCCTCCCACGATCACGTCGATGTCCGTGCACCAGGCGGCCTCGGCCGACGTCACCTCGACGTCCCCGGTCGGCGAGATGATCTCGGCTTTCCAGACGCCCTCGACATGCAGGGCCGCCAACAGACCGGACAGGGTGACATGAGCGCCCAGGCGATGACGGCCGGCTACATAGGCCGTGACCGCCTGGACCGCCGCCTGGCGCACCAGCTCGCCCTCCGGCCCGTCGGTGATCCAGATCGAGGCGGCGACCTGATAGTCGACGATCGTCGCGCCCTGGACTGTGACCCGATCCGTGAGCGGGCGAAGCTGGCGGTTGTTGAGCCGGTCGCGCACCAGCTCGACCTCGCCGCGCGTCACATGCTCGACCGTCAGAGTGGCATTGGCCGCGATGCCGCCGGTGGCGATCCGCGACAGCCGGGCCGTGACCAGATCGTAGAGATAGTCGACGCCCTCGGCCCAGACGGTCGAACCGTCCGCGCTCTTGACCCGCACGGCGTTGGCGCCCGGGATCGGGTGGATGACGGCTGCTCCGCCGGACAGCGTCACGGTCTCGCTGTCGATCACCTCCATCGCCGCCGGCGCACCGTCGCCATGGCCCGACAGCACCGTGACCACGACATCGCCCGGCGTCGGGCTCTCGACCGACACGTCCTTGATGTCGGCCGAGGCGGACCGGGCATGATACACATAGGCGAGATCGGGTCCCGCGACCGACATCGCCTCCGGAGCGAGCTGGATGCGGAAGCGCAAGGCGTCATCCAGCTCGTATTGTGCCGGTACCGGCGGCGAGGCCGCCGGATCGCCGGGGTCGACCAGCAGCCGTTCGACGCCATAAAGCGCTCCAAGATGGTCGAGGTCGCTGCCGCGCGCGAAGGCCAGCATCACTTTCCGGGCCGCCTCGTTGACGCGCTGGCGCACGAGCAGCTCGCGATACGCCGCCACCTCCAGCAGCTTGATCAGTGGCTCCGACTCCAGGTCGGCGCTGAAGTTCGGCCAGCGGGCGATGAAATCGGCCTTCATCGCCGCCAGAATGGCTTCGTAGTCCAGCTCCTCGACCACCTGCGGCGGCGGCAGCTTGGACAGGTCGATCGCGCTGCCCACGCTCACAGCTGGATGCCCTCCAGGCGGACAGCCTGACCGTCGGGCAGATAGGTGCCCGTCATCTCAAGCGTCGCATGTCCTTCCGTGATGTCGCGGACGACGACGCGGTCCAGGCGGAAGCGCGGCTCCCATCGGGACAGCGCCTCGGCGGTTGCCGCCACGATCTCGACCTCGATCCCCGGCTCGGTCGGGCGATCCAGTAGGTCCATGAGCCGCGACCCGTAATCACGGCGCATGACCCGGGTGCCGACTGGCGTGGTCAGGATGTCGCGGATCGACTGGACCAGGTGGTCGAGCCCCTGGCTTGCCGTCCCGGCGGTCGCGGACATGCCCTGCATGTCAGGCTCCGGCGGCCTCGCGCTTGCGCTTCGCGGCCGGCTTCGCGGCCGCCGTGTCGGCCGGCTTGATCGAGCCATCCAGGCGGAAATAGAGCGCCTGGGCGTTGGTCAGCTCGACCGTCCGTCCGGCCTTGCCGATCCGGGGGATGTCGCGTTGCAGGATGTAGGTATGGCGGGTCATGCCGTCCTCTAGTGAGTGTGGTGGTTGGAGTTGGATCCGTCGGCCAGGATGTCGCCGGTGGCGTGGATGCTGCCCTCGACCTCCAGACGGCCCCGGAGCGTGAAATCACCGGTCAGGCTCGCGGTCGCCGAATTGCCGCCGGTTCCCGTCATGGCGACGGCCGGCGCCGCAATAGAGACCTGGGCTTCCGAGCTGACCGAAACCGGCCCCTGTGCCGTGATCGAGGCCTCGGCCGCCGAGCTGACGGCAACCGGTCCTTCCGCCGCGATCTCAACCCGGCCGGCCGTCTCGACGCGCAGGTCGCCCACCACCCGTACCATCAGCCGATGGGCGGCACGGTCATACTCGACGACGGTGCCGTCCTCGTAGACCGTGCGATGGATCGTGACCTGGTCGGCCGGCGCCGGATGGGCCGCCTGGTACAGCGCACCGACCACGATGCCCTGGACCGGATCGCCGCTCGGGCAGACCACCAGGACCTGCTCGCCGATGCTGGGCGCCGACCAGCTGCGGTCGTCGCCGGCACGCGATACTGCGAACGGCAGCCATCCCGTGGTGATGTCGCCGAGTGCGATCCGCAGCCGCGCCCTGGCATAGTCTGCCTCCGCGACGGTGCCGACGCGGATCAGGTTGGCCAGGCGCCGGGCGAGTTCAGCCAGTTCGAACGGGTCGCTCACGGCTCGGTCACCAGCGGTTCGCCGTTCACGTAGACCTCCGCCGGCAGCGTGCCCTCATCGGCGAAGATGTCCTCGCCCAGCCGGATCGTCTGGTCCCAGGTGACCGCCCAGAGCGCGATTGCCCGCCGGTCGATCTCACCGGAGTGCAGGTTCTCGGCCTTCACCGTGGCGTGCTGGACCATGTGGCAGTCTTCTTGCCCCCACCGCTGCCCCGGGATCCGGACCAGCAGAGCCTCGACAATCGCGAGGGCCGCTTCGTCGCGAGGCAGGTCGCGCCGATCGGAGGTCACCACAATCGCAGCGGTCCGCACGACCTGGTCGCGCTCGTCGTTGCCGACGTCTGTCGCGGACGGGGCACCCAGGACCGCCACCAGGACGGCCGGCGTGTTGACGCCAAGGCGTGCCAGCTCCTTCTCGTCGAAGCGGCCCATATGCGGTTCGCACCGGGCAAGATCCGGCAGCCAGCTGCGGACGGTCGAGACGACGGCGGCGCGGTAGGCAACCAGGCGGCTCATCGAAACTGCCTCTCGATCCAGGCGTCCACGGTCTCGGCCAGCTCGTCCATGTTGTCGTCGGAGAGCCCGAGATAGGGCCGCGCCGGGATCGCCTTGCCGACCTCGGCGCCGCCAAACTGGTGGATGGCCGCGTAGACCAGGTTGGAACCGACCTCGGCCTGGTCGCCGTAGAGCTTGTGATGGATGCTGTCGATCAGGGCGCCGGAGCGCTCCAGCATCCGGCGGCCGCGATAGCCTTCCGACCACGGTGCCCACGCCGAACCGTCCGGCGCGCGCTTCTCCTTGCCGAGGCGCCGGCGAGTCTGGCTTTCGACTGTCGCGGCGATGTCGGCGACCAGGGGCGAAAGGTCGGTAGAGCCCAGCGCCTGGATCCTGCGCCGGACTGTCTCCATCGCCTGGAGGTCGATCTGAAGGGCCGTCCCGGCCATGTTCAGAGCCCTCTCAGACGGTCACGGCTGAACAGCCGCTTCGATCCGGACATCAGGACCGGGGTCTTGGAAACGGTCGGCTGCGGCGGGGGCAGGTCCAGGGTCGCCTTGCCGTCGGCCAGGCGTCCGAGAAGCTTCAGCGCGTCCTCGTACCGTTGCCGCTGCTCGTCCGTCAGACCGCGGCTCGGGCCGGCGAGCTTGTAGATGGCGATGTCGATGGCGAGATCGCGGATGAGATCCGGTACCGACGCGAGCGGCGTCGGCCAGCGGACTGCCAGATGGCTGTCGATCAGGGCCGACGCGGCCGCGAGGGCGCGCTCCACGGCCTCGGCATTGATCGTGCCGTCGCGGTCGTGGTCCGCGATCGAGATCAGCTCGTCCTCGCCGATGGCTGTGATCAGGTCCTGGAGGGTCGCGTAGGTCATTGACAACCTTTGATGCCGTGCCTGCCGGGTCGGAGATCAGGCCCGAACCCGGCAGGACTTCCGTGGCCTCCCGCGGCGGCTTCCCTGTCCACCGCCGGGGTGCAAGCGGCCGGCTCGCCGCAGGTTATTCCCTGCCGCCCGACCGGCCGGCCCGGCCGGCCGCCGTCTTGCTGCCGCTTTCGGCGTTCTCAGCGGCCGGTGGATCCATCTCGTCGACGACGAGCATCGGCTCGGTCCGGAGCTGGTCCAGCTGCATCGCCGTGAACTGGGCCTTCGGGTAGAACCGTGCTTCGGTGCTGTGCGCGATGCCGGCGCGACGGAAGCCGTCGACCTTGGCGATGATGCGGATGTGATCGGCCATGATCGCCTCCCCTTAGAGCCGCTGCTCGACGTGGATCTCGACGAGATCCCGGTTGGTGTTGGTGGCGCCGTTGGCCAGGCGCTCCGCCTTGATCACCTCGTTGGCGGCGCCGCGCAGGCTGGTGGGGACGACCAGCAGGTTCGGCTTGTTGTCGAGAACCCGGCCGTAGTCGCCCTTGATCGCGCACATGGCATCGTAGGCGGCGTTGAAGTTCTCGGGTGTCAGCTCCTGCTTGGAGGCGTAGGCCATCTGCCAGAAGCCGTAGGCGGCAGCCGAGCGGAGGCGGACACCGTAGAGGTACTCGTCGGCCATGAAGACGTGCTCGTCCTCGGGCTTGTCCTTCCTCGCGAACTCGATTTCCGTGCGCTTCTGGTAGATGAAGGGCTTCCGGACCTTCCGCGTGCAGACCAGGTACCAGGCCGCGCCCGATCCGCCGCCGAAGTTCGAGACGCTGGTCACCTTGCCGTCCTTGTCCAGGACCGGATGGTCGGTGTCGAAGAAGTACTGGCCGTCCCAGGTAACGGTGCTGAAGCCGGCAGGCAGCAGGTCCCAGACTAGGCGGTCCGGCGTTTCGGCCGCCGCTTCGCCCAGCATCCTGAAGGCTGGCGCGTAGACACCGAGATTATCGTCCTCGATGTCGGGACGCTTGACGCCGTAGGTGCTCTCGAAGGTCTTGTTGACGACCCGGAAACCGTCTGCCTCCAATCGGTTGATGAACCGTTCGCCGATCCACTCCCGGGTGCCCGGCAGGTTCTTCAGCCAGGGATAGATGTTCTCCCGACCGTAGGACGGCACCTCCATTGCGATCTTGGGCCAGGTGCTCTCGACGCTTTCGATGCCCTGGTTGAAAGCGGTGTGGAAGCCGACGGATGCGGCGTGGAGAAGCTGCGGCGTGATCACGCGCATTGTGATGGGTCCCCCTTAGAACTCGACCCAGACGCCAGCGGCGTCGACGTCGATGATTTTGCCGGCGATGGACCGCGTGCCCTCGCCGTCGGTGGCGGCGACGGTCTGGTCGTCGACGATGTAGGCATTAAGGCCGATGTGCTCCCGACCGACCGGATCGGTCCCGTCGTTGTCGAGCTGGAAGGTGCCGCGGGAGACGGTGACAACGACGTCGCCGTCGGTACCGGCCGAGTTGTCGGCGTCGTCCTCGATCACGCCGACCGCGATCAGGCCGGTAGCCGCCCGACCCGGCTTGAGATAGCCGGCATCCAGCACACCGATGCCGCCCGCGAAGACCTTCGCGCCCGCCGCAAGCGGATGGGCGATCCGGTTGCCGGCGCGACTGGGCGTCCGCCGGCCCTTGGTGAGGGCTGTCATGTCAGTTGCTTCCCTTCGTCTTGAGGTAAGCCTCTTCGGTGATGCCGAGCTGGCGGATCACGGCCCGCTCCTCGTCATTGAGCGCTGTGGCCGCCCCCTCGGGCGCTGCCGGCTTTCCGTCGAGATTGCTGGGGGCGACGATCTTCGGCGCGCTCGACACGAAGTTCTTGAATTCGTCGAGCCCGCCCTCGCGCCGGCACTGGGCGCGGTAGTAGTCGACGCTCGCCGGCACGATCTTACCGTCCTTGAGCGCCGCATCGATCACCGCCTCGATCTCGGCATCACGCGCCTGGTCCTGGAGCTGCTTCAGCGTCGCCTCGGCGTTGGTCGCCCGCTCCAGGGCCTGGTCGTAGTCGGCCCGCGGAACGAACCGGGCAAGGTCCGGGTTCTCGGCCCTGTTCAGGGCCTTCTCCTTGTCCGCCTTCAGCTTGGTGACGGCGGCGAGGATCTGATCCTCGTTCGCGCCGTCGACCAGGTCGAGGGCGGCATACACCTGCGAGAGGTCCATGCTCTTCACTCCGAGTCGTGAGGGATCGGCCTTGTTGAGGGCCGCCAAGGGAAGGTTCGGCTCATGCACGAGCCCGGCGCCGCGCAGCTCGACGATACGGCGGGTTGCCTTGTCGTGGAGGAAGACGGGCGAGATGTAGCGATAGGCACCGGTGCGGACGTCTTCCGCGCCCTGCGGCGTCCAGACGACCCGCCCCCAAACCCCATCCGGCCGCGCCTCCAGCTCTTCGATGTGGCCCGCCGCCGGCGCGCGCTCGCCCGCCGGGCTCTTCCGCTCCGACCCGTGCTCCCAATCGATTACGAGCGAGCGGCCGAGGCGCCGGTGCGCCTCGATCAGTGCCGCGGGTTCGGGCAGCACCCAATTGCGGCCGTCGCGGCCGACGATGGTCGGGCCGGCCGGCAGCAGCTGGATCCACTCAGGCGCAGCCTCCAGCGGAAGCTGGCCATTGATGGCGATCGAGAGGGCGGAGGTGACGGTCGCGGTCTTCATCACCGCGATCATCGCGATCGGCGCCACCCGGGTACGCCTGAAGTGCTTCAGGCGCCTCTGGGGAGATCCGTGGTGCGTGGGGGCGGTTCTAAGAGGCCGGTAAGAGGCCTAAAAGGCGGCCAGGACGCGCGATCGCGCATTTCAGAGGCGATCGGGGCGGAAATGCCGACGCGATGATCCTGGCGCTTCAGACGCGGCCGGTCAATCCTCGGCGACGAAACCGTCTCGTTCGAGATCGGCGCGGGCCACCCGCGCCAGGTCTTCGGGCATGGCGTCGACCTTGTCGGCGAGCATCCGCTCCAGGTTCCGCTGCCGCGCCTTGCCGGGGTTGGTGTCCCACCCCGGGTCGATCCCTTGCGGGACCTGTAGCACCTCTCCTGTGCGGTTGTTGCGCCAGGTGCGGGTCGGAACCGTCGGCGCCATGCCGACCCGCAACCCCTCGCGCCGCAACTGGACCGGGCCGACCTGGCGGACCCGGCACTTGCAGCCCCAGCCATTGGGCGGCATGTGCGTGTCCCAGAACGGATCGTCGATCGGCAGCACGAGGCCGGCCAGGGCCGCATGCTCAGGCCTGTGACGCTCGGACGGCCCCAGCTCATAGACGAAGTACGGGAGGGCTTCCTTGGTCCGCTGCGCCCGCTCCCACTGGCCAGCCGCCCGGGCGGTGCGCAGGTTGGCGCGGTAGATGGTGCGCAGCCGCCGCGGGCTGCCGAGCTGGACCAGCTGACGCTCGCCGGTGGCCGGGTCCTCCATCTCCTGCTTGCCCCACCAGCCGAGGGCCTGGAGCTGCGTGGTCAGCTCGCGCTGGAACTGGGCATAGGGAACGCCATCTTCCAACGCCGTTTCGAGCGCCTCCCGGATGGTCCGCAGGACGTCCATGGTCATTGCCTTGGCCACGGTGAAGGCAAAGGCGTGCTCCTCGCCCCAGACATCCTTGTACGAAAATGCAGGCCTCCAGCCCTTGGCGCGCAGGTACCGGCGTGCCTCCGGCGACGGCCCGGCGTTGAAGAGGGAGCCGGGTTTGAGGGTGAAGCGGTCGGCCATGTCAGGCGTCCACGTCGCCGGCCGCGCGCGCCGAGAAGAACGCCTGGGTCAAAGCTTCGACCAGCGCGCGACTATCCATTCTGCCCAGCAGCTCCGGCAGCCGGGCCAGGGCCTCCTCGTAGCTGGAACACTCCTCGAGGAGCTGGCGCACGGGATCAATGACGGGCGCCAGCTGCTGGTCCCACTCCGCCAGCGCCTCGCGCTCGATTTCGTCGACCACATCCTCGGCCGACGTCTCGGCGTTGCTCGCCCGGGCGGGAGCGCAGCATGGGCAACCGACCGCATGGTCCCGGTTCTCGGCCGCGGTCGGCGCGGCCACCGGGGCGGCGAGCAGCTCGGCGTCGGGCTCGGGATCCGGCAGGTTGAGCTTGTCGCGGATCACCGACGTCTCGACGGTCAGACCGAGCGGCACCAGCTCCTTCAGCGCCGTTACCAGCGCCTGAAGATCTTCCGGTTCCATCACCGGGAAGCTGACGACCGGATAGTGCTGCTGCGGTCCCCAGTTCAGGTCGACAAACGGCCGCACTAGGTCGCGGTTGATGGTGATGGCAAGCTGCCGCGCGTCGGCCCGGAGGATGTCGTGGCGGACCTCGTTGTGCACTTCGGCCTGGGATCGGCTGGAGCCGTCGTCCGAGGTCATCGTCTGGCCCAGCACCGCCTTCGAGACTTGCCGGTCGATCCAATCGGCCAGGCGCTGGAAGAGTTCGTGCCCGCCCTGACCCTTCGCCGCGTCGATGAACTCGATCCGCATCTCTTCGGGGATTACCGCGGCCGCGTCGGTCCCGATGTTGGCGACGGCGCGCCAGAGCGTGTCGATGTCCTTCTCCGTCGCGGACTTGCCATAGCGGCCCAGGCGGAGCGGCAGCCCGAACAGCTCCACGAAGGCCATCCAGTCCTTGAGCGCGTAGAACTTGAACATGAACGACCAGGCGACCAGCCGCGCCAAGCCGCCCCGGATCGGCAGCCCGCTCTTGAGCCGCGGGACATGGGTGATGAACTTGTACGGTTCCAACTGTCGGCCCAACGGCGCCCCGTCGTCGACCAGCAGCAACGTCCGCCCGTCGGTCCGATCGAAGCGGAACCAGCGCGGATCGCGGTAGAGGTACCGCGTCGGTCGCCAGTGTCGCCCGGTCTCCCAGATGATCTCGCAGACCGAGTAGCCCTTGCCCAGGGCGTCCAGCAGCTCGTCGACCAGTTCGCCGAACGCCGGCCGGGAGACCAGATTGCGCAGCTCGTCGGCGATCGCGACGTCGCGCGGATCGTCCGTAGCAGCCGCGACCGCCGGCTCCAGGCCCGACAGCGCGCGCTTGCGGATGCCGAGAACCGCCGCGTAGTGCGGCTCGCGCTCCTCCATCTCCTCCGCGAGCGTCAGGTAGTCGCCGGCATCGCCTTCGGCCGCCCGCTGAAGCAGGCTTGCCAGCCGCATCGGCGTCAGTCCGGAGGCGACTGTGTCGTTCCAGATCGTGCGGATCCCGGTCAGCGTTGGGGCCGATATCTCCTGCCTCAGGATCTCGCGGCGGATCGGCTGGCCATCAGGCCCGAGGAGCACGGGTCTTGCCATCAGAACAGTCCTCTGCGTGCGCGCCATCCGACCCCGAAGCGGGTCGGCCGGTCGGACCAGTTGTCATCAACTGGGCGGACGGGGCGGTAGTCGAAGCGGGTGGGTTCGGTCTCGGCCGCGGCGATCGCCAGGAACAGTGCCCAGGCCCGGTCGGCGTGGCCGGAGCGGTCACGGCCGGTCTGCAGGCGTGGTGCGCCGGTCGCGCCGGCCACGCGCTTGATCTTGCGTAGGTCCGCCTTCAGCTCCGGATCGTCGGGGATGCGGATGAGGCCGTCCTCGAACGCCCGGCGGGCTGCCGTCGCCAGCGCCAGGGGACGGTCGCCCGAGAACAGCACGCCCTCGACGCGCAGCTCGCCGTAGCGGCGCCGCGCGTCCTCGACGGGCTTCTCGCCCATCCCAGTCTGGTCCATTGCAATCCGGATCGGCCGATAGCGGGCGACCATCTCGTCCAGGACCTCGTCCTGGACGGCGAACGACGCGTTCGCTAGCACACGCTCCTCGCGCAGCCATAGGACGTCGCCCAGCCGTTCGAGGGCCGTCGATACCCAGCGATCGCTTCTTCGCGCGATGTCGTTGCCGATATAGGCCGCGCCGCCGCCGTAGAGATCAGGATTGCCGGCGTCCTTATGCGCCGCGGCCGCGATCAGCTCCGGCGGGATCCAGGAGCCGCCGCCCTCGGCCGGGATGCAGAAGAGTTCCTCGTCCGCGGCATCGCCATAGCTGGCGACGATGCCGTTGCGCCATTCGGTCTCTGCCTCGGCCGACCAGGTCTTGCCGGTAACCAGGCAGATCCGGCGATAGAGGCCGGCGGCAAGCGCGTCGTCGAACGTGACCCGGATGAAGCCATAGGGCTTGCGCCTGGACCGGGCCTCTTCCACCAGCTCGTTGTAGGGGTTGTCGACGCCGTTGTGCGTGCTGATCACCAGCACCTTGCCGCCCCACATCAGGAGCGCCAGCGCCGCCTTCATCACGCCGGGCAGATCGTCGTGGAAGGCTGCCTCGTCGATGATCACGTAGCCCTGCCGGCCGCGCAGGCCGCGCGGCTTGGACGACAGGGCAACGATCTCGAACCCGCTCGCGAACTTGATCCGGAAGGCCAGAACCGCCTTGTCGCCTTCGCCTTCCCAGACCGTCTCCTCGACGGCCGAGGCGGCCTTGTCGAACAGGCGCGCCCAGGCGGCGCAGGTGTCGATGAACTCCCGCGTCATCTCCTTCTCGTACGCGAGATAGAAGACGTCCATGCCGCCGTCCGCCTTGCCGGCCGCAGCAGTCAGGACGGCGTCGGCGGCAATCGCCCAGGTAAAGCCGATGCGTCGGCTCTTCTCGCAGATGACGACGTTGTGGAGCGACGTCGTCCGCAGCAGATCCTGCTGGTACGAGAGCAGGAGCGGCTCGTCCGCCAGCCGCTTGCGTAGATCCGCATCTGGCGCCGTGACCATCACGCCATGCCCAAGAACTCGGCCTTCATTTCGGCGATGACGTCCCGCGAGAGACCGCGTTTCGCGGCCACGCGCTCGACGGCCTCCTCCGCCTTCTTCGCCATCTCGCGACGGATCTGCAGCGCCGCGTCCTGGTTGGTCTTCGCGGCCTGAGCAAGCCGCTGGATGGCGGTGGAGAGCAGCATCGCTTCCTCAGGCTCCAAGCGGCGCATCTCGCCATCCTCCTCGGGAACCAGCAGAGCGTTCAGGGATGCGTGCATGAGACGGATGTTGAACCGGGTGAGCCGCTCGTCTCGGCCGTCCTGATCCAGCGCCCCCATGATCATCTCGGCCGCTTTCGCGCTCTCCTGCAGCCGCGCCTGGATCTTGTCCCATTTCTGCACGTGCCGACCGAGAGAGCCACGTGACAGGTCAGTGACCCCGAGCTGCCGGAGGTGCGTGAGGATCTCGTCGATCGTCCTCCCGTGCTCGCGCAGACGCGCGATCTCGTCGCGGATCTCGACGGGCAGGCGATCGACCTTGGACGGTCTGGCCATGTCAAGCGCCTGCGCGGGGGCGCTTGACGCCCGGATGCTCGGCCAGCCCTTCCGCAACGTCCTGGCCCCGCGAGGTCAGGACTGCCGCGTACTTTCCGGCATCGGACACATCGATCGTGACCAGGCCTTGTTCGGCAAGCCATGCCATCTGTGCGCGTACCTGGTCGCGCGACACGCCGAAGCGAAGGTCCGGTCCGCGCAGCGCGTCATGCAGGAGCGACTCGGTCGCGCCATAGCCGTTGGTGGAATTCAACAGGCGCAGGATCGCGATCCGCAGATGCTCGATCCACGCCGATCCGAAGCCGTTCATTTCCGGGCTGCCTCCGAAAAGATCTGCTCATGACGCGCCAGCGTGCGGTCCACCCGGTCGAGGCGATCTCCCAGCGATGTCATGCCGGTTCCCAGCGCCTTCAGGTCACCCTTGAACTCGGCGAGCGCGACATTGAGGTTGTGGACGTCGTCGCGGGTGGTGAGCTGGCCCAACTTCAGCTCGATGCGGCTGACTGCCGACGCCAGTTCCACCCGGTTCTTCCCTTCGGCCTCGATGGCCGCCACGAGCTGCGCGGACCGGGTCTCGAACTCGTCACGGGTCACCAGGCCTTTGCGGATGGCCCAGGCGATCACGACCAGCAGGAGCGGCACCAGGAACGCAATGACGGGCCACCATTCTCTCAGCCACTCCGGCATCACTTCCGCCTCTCCCGCTGGCCGGCGCAGAAGGCGCAGAGATCCGTCCCGCCGAGCGCGGCGCGCCGGGCCGCGGGGATGTCGTCGCCGCATTCGGTGCAGCTGTCGGCATCGCGTCGGGGTTCTGCGGTCCGCGCCTGCCGCACGGCTGCTTCTGTAGCGCGCAGGGCCAGCGCCTGCGCCTGGTCAATGATGTCCATTTCAGTAGATCTCCAGCTGGCGCCACAGCTTGTGCAGGCGGCCGAGCCATTCCCAGGTCGCCGGATACTCGTCCGGATCGAGCCGCTGCAGCTCGGCCGCGACCTTCGGACCGGCGGTCGGCCAGGCCGGCACCGCTGGTGCCGGCTGGCAGGCGCAGCCGGACATCACGGCCAGGGCCATGAGCGAGGCGAACCTCCTAGAACCGGCCATTCTGCATGTCCTCAAGGATGCGGTCGGGCGACGGCGTCGGCTCGGCTCCGATAAGGACCTGCTCCGCGGCGCGCTCGGCCTGGCGGGCGAGTTGGTCCCGCTCCGCCGAGGCGCGGCCGGCAAACCAGGCGCCGATGGTAGGGAGATGCTGCCGCAGCATCTCCCCCCACGAGCGCAGCAGGTCTAGCAGCCCCGCCAGAATGCTCATGCCGGCAGGCGCGCCCTGACCATGTCGGCGAGCGCGTCCGGCGTGATGCCGAAGCGCTTCAGCGCGTCCGGTATCTTCGGGATCAGATAATCGACCGCGTCGGCCACGATCTCGGACCGAACGTCGACCTCGCTCAGATCCTTGCCGAACTCTCTGGCACGGCTCACGCCGTAGTCGATCGCTCGCCTGATGGCCTCATCAAGGTAGCGCCGCACCTCGCTGTCGGCCTCCAGCTTCAACTTCCGTGCCAACAGGCCACCGGCCCAGGAGAGCACGGCGAACAATGCGGCGGCCGCAAGGTCGATGACGTAGTAGAGGATTGCTGTCAGATCGATCGTGGTATCGGCCCCGGCAGCTGCGGCGGCCCAGGCGGCGCCGGCCCATGACACCGACATGAAGGCGGCCACAATGGCGATCGCCGTCAGACCGATCTGCCGACCATGCAGGAACGTGCGGAGGAAGCGGGTCGGCGCAATTGCCACGACCAGGGCCGCCACCGCGGCGACCGTCAGTTCCGGAGCCCGGATGCCGAACCCCGACGGATCAAGGGTGACGGCCCAGGCCGCCAGCAGGAAGGCCACGCCGATGCCTGCAAGCAAGCCAAAGGCGCGGCCCTGGAGAAGGCTGTTCATCGGTTCACACTCCGTTGAAGTGATGGGCGGACAGACTTCAAGGGCCTGTCCATTGACGGGCCGGCCCGACGTCGACATGGACGAAGGTCGGGTAGCGGCCGATGCCGGTGAAGCCGACGGCCATCGCGGCGGCGATCAGCTCCTCGTGCGCCATGCCGTCGGGGAGCCGAATGTCGAAGGCTTTGCCGACCAGGTGCTGGGAGCGCGGCGCCCCATCCTTTGCGGCGTTGTACCAGGGCGAGCGAAATCCGCTGTTGATGATCAGCGGCCGCGCCAAGCGCTCGCGCAGGGCCTCCAGCCGATGCATCGCCTCGTCCTGGACCAGGATGGCGCCATCACCTTTGCAGGCGATCTCGACCGGCCGGAAATAGCGCCACGGCCAATCGCTCTCCGGGATCTCGGAATAGTGATCGTAATAGCGCCCCATCATGCGCCGGGCCCTCCAAGCGAACATGGCGCCTGGAGGACACGAAAAACCCCCAGGCAAAGCTGGGGGCGATCATGCGCGCGGGATTTGGGAGGGTACGCCTGAAGTCGTTCAGGTGCCGAAGAGTTCGAGCTGCCGGTCGTCCTGCTCGGACCTTGCTCGTGCGAGCGCCAGATAGACGCCTCGCTCGGACATGCCAACCGTGCGGGCGATGTCCGCGATCCTGGTGCCCTCCGCCCTCAAGGTCAAGATGCGCTGTTGCCGATCACGTTCCAGCGTGCGCGTCATCAGGGGCACGTCGATATGGGTGATGCCCTTGGCCGCGACCGCCTGGTGGATTGCCATGGCATCATCCATGCCGACGGCCAGCGCCAGACGGCTGTCGGGCCGCGGCGGCCGCGCCAGCCAGATCCGCGTGCCGCCGCACCCTGCGACCAGGCGCAGCATGACGTCCTCGCCCACCGCCTCCAGCACCAGCACCAGAGCCGCGGGAAGGTAGCCATACCGCTGGCGCAGGGTGGGCTCGGTCATCGCCGGCGCGCCCTCAGTTCCCGATCGCGCCAGGATTTCAGCGCCTCGATAATCCGCGCAGCTTCCGTAGGGGTGAGGAACTCTGGCGCATCCTTCTGGAGTTCCCTCTTCAGGAGCTGCACCAGCCCTTCACGGGTGGGCTGGCGCGGGATCCGGTGCCGACACATGTCGCCCCAGATAGCGTAGATCTTGCGGACCTCCGGACGGTGCGACGTCGGCCGCCAGCCATTTGGCCGCTGCGCTCCCCGCTTTACCAAGGCATCCAGCACCTGGCCCAGCTCCCGGCCGGTCATCTCGCGCAAGGACCGTTTTCCCGTCGTGGCCTCCAGGAAATCGCGCCAGGCGCCGTCATCGTCCAGGCCGGCGACCTTGTGCCGGCTCGCTTGGACGGCCCGGATCAGCCCGGTGGATCCATCGCTCATGACAGCAACCCGGCGACCGTGGACGTCCCCGACGCGGCGACCGCCGCGTCGATGCTGACGTCTCTCCCCGCCCACACACCGGCCCTCCTGGCCTCGTCGCGGAACCGCCCGGTCGAACGGGCGATCGGGCGCAGGCCCTGCAAGCGGACTCCCCGGGCTGCCAGCGCGGCCGACAGCGCCTCGCCATTGGCGCGGATGGCCTCAAGCGCCCGATCCTCCCCGACCTGGCGGCAGTACCGCCGCCACAGACCCTGGCCGATTTTCTCGACGAGCGCCCGGCCAAAACCTTCGAGGAACGCCTTCATGGCGGCGCTCCGGGTCTTCGCCGTGCGCCTCCGCTGGTAGGTCTCGCTGCGCCGGAATGCTGCGACTGCCGTGTCGCAGGCCCGGCGGATGACCTCGTGTACGTACTCGGCGACCAGGACGTCGCTCTCCCGGCCGAAGTAGACATAGTGCCAGCGGTCGCCCCGGCGGCAGAGCCAGCCCCGGCAATCTGCAAATGTCGCGACCGCTTTCCATATGCTGTCGAGCGGCGTCCTCCGCTTGCCCAGCGCGATCGCCAGCTCGTCATAGACCGGCGTGTCGAGGTCGGCTTCGGTCAGATTGTTGGCGGCCAGCAGCTCGGCGGCCTTGGCCGCCGCGGCCAGCGCCTCGGCCTCGGTGCAGCCGCGGTCGACGGTCATGTTGCGCAGCGCCTGGAGCCGCGCCCGGATCTTGCTCAGGTCGGTCATTTCTCTAAGCCATCTGAAAGGTGTTTTAGGCGCTGCTCGGAGATCAGCAGGAAGCCTTCCGGCACGGACGCGGCCAGCACATCGCCGACGGCATTGGGACGCACGCTCCGGCGTGCGTGGGTGTTGAACCAGGCGGCAATATCGCGGTGAGCGATACCCGCTCCGTCGAGCGCGTCGAGGAGCGACCAGACAATGACCTTTGCCGTTTCCTGGTCCAACCGCCCGGCCGAGACCGGCCGCCCCTCAAGCGCAGCAGTCGCCTGCAGCGCCCAGTCCCGCACCGCGAGCTTGATCGCGGCCGGGATGGAACGCTGCTGGCGAACGCTCGCCACAAGGCGCCATAACGCGAGGCATGCGTCGACGCGGCCGGCTGACATCAGCCTTTCCCCCGTCCTCGGCTTTCGAGGAAGGCGATCGCCTTCTCGGTCACCTCGCGGTACAGGCTGGCTGCGAGACGCTTCTCACTGGGATCGGCATCGCTGTCCCTGAGAGCTGCATTGTAGCGGTCCCAGGCGTCCCAGACCGCGCCTCTCTGATCCCTGGGCAGGTCGTGCCAATGCCGACGGCATACGAGCTGACCCTGGCGGCGCTGGCCCGAGCAGCCCTGGACCGGGCAAGAGAGCTTCGTCACGGCTCATCCCTCCATCGGTTGCGCGGTGAGCGCCGGGACCAGATCGGGCTCGCCTTTTGTGAGGAAGGTCGAGAACCGCTGTGCGGCGGCAAGCGCCGCCGCTTCGTCCGGTGCCTCGGGGATACCCGGAACGAGGAGCGTGACGTTGTCATAGGCAATCCGGGCGCGCGCCTGGAGCGCCCCCCGAAGAACCTTGGCCGGGCCGCGGGCGAGCGGCAGCATCCCCTCCGGGATCGACCGGCCGATGCCGATCTCTCCGGATCGCCAGCAGTAGGCATGCGCCATGGCCAGCCTCACACGTTCGCCAGTGCCAGCGGGATCTGGACGAAGTCCTGATCGGCCGCCGGCCGCCGGTAGAAGCGGATGTACTCCTTCGACCGGGTGACCCGGACGCTGACGGAGATGGCCTGCATCGCGCGCTTCCAGCGATTGTCATCGAACTGGAACCGGCGCAGGCCGAGGATGCGGTCTTTGTCGAGCTTGCCTTCCTTGTTGACCTTGAACGCGTCGGTGACGATCGCCTTCAACTCGTCCGGGGCGTTGTCACTCCAGCTCGTCAGGCATTCGTCGATGAGCTGCTTGGCGACCTGCAGCTCAGGGCCGAAATCGATGAACTCACCCACGGCCAGCTGGACGCGCAGTGAGCCGTCGTAGCTGGTCAGGGTGACGTTGCCCTTCTTGCCGCCGCGGGTGACGCCATACTGTTCGGCGATCAGCTGCAGGTGCGCCTGGATGTCCTGATGCGCGCGCTGCCGGAATGCGGCGAGCTGCTTGTTGAGGCCCATAGCGTCGTTGATCAAGTCGCGGACGAGCCGGTCTTCCTGCTTGTGTTCGGGCTTGACGACAGCCTCGGGGACCAAGCGCCCCTCGGCATCCTTCATGTAGCCGGGTGGGATCTCGACGGAGGTGGTCATTGGGCGAGCCTCTCAGTTTGGTCTTGTGAACAGGAACCGGCCGGCTGCAACGAGCAGGGCTGGCAAGAACGAAGCCTGATTGCGCAGACGGCGCAGACGGCGACGGGTGCGGATCTTCATCGCACCGGCTCCTCGGCGATGGCGGTCTCGAGAACAGCTGCTGCGAGCGCGCGCAGCTGTTCGTTGACCGACATTCCGTGGACCGGCCTGCCTGCGACGATCCGCGCGGCAAGCGCGGTCGGTTCGATGACTAGGCGCCGGCCGGCGACATGCCGTTCGATGCGGCCGCCGCCCACGTCGACCCAGTAGACCCAGAGATCGTCCGCGATCTGCTGGAACGCCTTGACCTCGCCGCGCCGATACTCACCGCCGATCTCGAACTCGATCGTCTGTCCAAGGGGACTGCTCATGCCGCGTCACCTCCGACGGGGGCGCGCGGGGGCACCGGCCGGGCAGGGTGAAGACGCGTCACGTTCGCGGGCAATTCGCGGTCGGTGACGCGCGCGGACGCCGACAGACGGCTCCGTTCCAGCGCGCGGGCCTGATGAGCGGCCGCTTCCAGCGCGCTCACCAGAGCCGCTACCGCCATTGGTGTCAGCTCGACACCACGCTGGCGGCGCGGGGCGAACTGATCGGCCAGGGCTTGCAGATCGGTGCTCAGCATCCGCCGCCTCACGCTGCGGCCTCGGGAGCCAGGCGCTCCCAGGCCGACTTGATGTGCTTCGCGCTGATCGCCTCGCCGCCACCGGCAGCGAGGGTGCTGGCCAGGCGGAGGCATTTGTCGAGGCTGCGCAGAGCCCCTGGCTTGCGGCCGATCACTCGCAGCAGCTTGACCTGCTCGTCATCGGTGATGCCCCAGGCAGCGATCATCGCCTCGATGTCGGCGACCCGTGCCGTGGGCCGCTTGATGCGGACGCCGACCCGGCTGTAAAGCTGGGCGTAGACGGCCTTCTGGCCTTCCAGCCTGGCCACGATCGCTTCGTTCCCGGCGATCACGATCCCGACGCCATAACGGTCATGGATCGACCGGAGCTGGTCTAGCGCCTCGGACGATAGGTGCTGGCCCTCGTCGATCGCCAGAAGCCCCTGCTTGCCGGAGACGAACTTGCCGATCGCCCGCGACAGCTTCGTGGTCGAGCGCTCGGCGATCTCCATCACGTCGCAGATCTCCTGGAGCATGGCCGACGGCTTGGCCGTGGTCGGCTCCATGGTGACCATCCAGACGTTCGGGTTCGTCGCCGCGTAGTGCTGGAGAGCCGTCGTCTTGCCGACGCCGGGTCCTCCGACCAGGACCGTCATGTCGACCGCGATCTGGGCGTACTGCATGGCCGCGATGAACTCGTTGGCCGTCGGGGTCGGCTGGAACCCCGGCGACCCGACGATCACGGCCGATGCCTTCTTGCGTTCGGTCCGGGCCTCCAGCCACTTCCGGACATCTCCGGCGACCTTGTCGCTCCGGCCCTCATAGGTGCCGGCCAGCCAAGCTGAGAAGGTGCTGTAGGCAATGCCCGCTTCCCGTGCGGCCGCCGCCTGAGACAGCCCTTCGGCTTCCAGCAGCCGGCGCACATCGGCGCGCAGGGCATCCTGTTCCGAAGGAATGTCGAGGGTCGTTTCGGCTCTTGCGGTGATCATGTAAGATTGCTCCTGTGGTTGTGTTGTCCGAGGGCGCGTTCCGGTTGCAGCGGGCGCGCCCTCACTTCACCAGGCGCAGGGCGTTGACCCCCTGCGCGAAGGTCTCTCGAAATTCCTCGTCCGCGATGTCGTCGGCCTGGACCGCGAGCGCCGGTGCCGCGCCGCCGCGGAACGCTGCCGGCCGCACGACCCGGTTCTCGATCGGCGCCGCCGCCGGGGCCTCCGGCAGCAGGGCGGCCAGCCGGTCGAGAGGCATGCGCTTCTCCGCTTCAGCGATCTCCCGCACCTTGCGCCGGTAGTCGCGCTCCTCGCGGGCGCGTTGCTTTGCTGCCTCGGCATCATTGAAGCCGACATCGGCCACGCACTCCGCGGAGCAGACGAACGATCCATCCAGGCGGTAGACGTGAAGCGGCTGGTGAAGGTGGTCCGGGTCGAAGCGAACCACGACCTTCTTGCCGATCAGTCCGACCAGGCGCTCGTGCCAGTAGCGGTTTCCATGCAGGTGGATCGAGCCGTCGGGCCGGCGGCAGGTGATCCCCTCGGCGGCCAGCAGCCACATCCGGCGCATCTCCGGCGGCAGGCCGGCGGCAGTGCGGATCGGGCTCTTGGCATAGCTCTCGGCGAAGACCGCGTCGAAGGATCGGCCGCGGGCAGTGGATCCTGTTCGGTCGCTGCGCGCGTTGAACCGGGCGATTTCGCGCTCGCAAACCTTGATCAGCAGATCCAACGGCACCGTTCGCTGGCCGTAGTTCGATGGCTTGTTGACCGGGTTGTTGCCGGTATAGGCGCCCTCGCACTCCGGCGCCTTGGCGATGTACTCGGCCAGTTCCCCGAACGCGCGTTCGATCGGTTTCGATTGGCCATGTCGTGGCCGCGTGAAATGCAGCTCGACCCCGAGCGCGGTGAACAGCCCGGTCGGATCGTCCTCGCGGATCTTGAAGCGGTATCGGAAGCGGCTGCCGCCGGTCAGGTCCTTCGCCGAAGCCGCCAGCGTGTTGTCGCTGTAGACGTGGTCCGGGATGCCCCAACGCTCGACCATGTCGCCGAAGGTCAGCTTGAAGGCGTGCGCGTTCTCGCTGCGATCGAGCCGCCACGCCAGGATCTTGCCGGAGTAGAGATCTTGCATCGCCAGCAGGATCGCCCGGCCGACCCGGCCGTCTGGCCAGTTGACGAAAACGTCCAGCTTGTGGCCGTCGTAGTTGATCGCCTCCATCGCATGAAACACGCTGCGATCCCGACGCTGTGCCGGCATCACCCGCGCCAGCGCGTCCGCTCCCTCGCGCTCCAGGATGACCACGGCGGGGTTGATTTCCCGCGCGATCCGGCGTTGGAGCGTCTTCAGGCTCGGGATCGTCCAGCCCTTCGACCGGGCCGCATCCTTGAGCCGCTGGTAACAGGCGGAGAGCGCAGGCTGGGAAGGCCGCAGATAGTCCGCCTTGAAGAACTCCCAGGCCTCGGGCGAGATCTCCGCCCGAGCAGTCCGGCCGGTGCGGTGATCGGCGAGATGCGGCAGCCAATCCTCCCGCGGCACGCCAGCAACCATCGCCTCCCAGGAATAATAGGCGGTCTTGCCGAACCCTTGCTGGTCACCGACGAGCTGGACCGCGACCTCCTTGGAGGTGCCGCTCAGGATCATGGTGCGGACGGTGTCCAGCGCCAGCAGGCGCGCCCTGGCCCGTTCCTTGCGATGCTCGGGCAGGTTCTCGAACCGAGCCCAGGCCTCGTCGCGGGCAAGCTTGGCCTTGGCCGCTGCCCGAGTGGGCTCGGCCATGCCGCTGCGCTTCTTGAGCAGCGCGGCCCGAGCCGCAGTCGGCAGCAATGCGACGTGATATTCACGCCCGCCGCCGCGTCCGGCCCGCCTGCGCCAGAGCCCGTTCGGATTGCGCTCCGGATGCCATTTCCGGTCCGGCCGGTCCCAGCCTTCCGCCTTGGCCCGGAGCTGGACCCCGCGGTCGGTCCCCGGCATTCCCGGCAGCCCAGCCGCCTCAGCCGTGACGAACCATTCATCCACGGACATTTCAGGCTCCCTTCCAGCGCCGCCGTGCCAACTCGCGGCGCTGCCTCAATTCGGCGATCTTGTCGTCGAGAACCGCGTCCTCGATCGCTGGCAGGTAGCGCGCGTCGATCACGGCCAGACCGAAGGGCTCGACGAGCATCTGCAGCAGGCGCCAGTCCCGGGTCGCGTGGACGACCGACAGGAACCGGACTACGTTGATGACGTGATCTTCACGGGCTTCGGATGCATAGGCATCCAGCACGTTCTTGCTGATGGCTTCGCCGAGATACTCGGACGCCTCTTCGGCGATCTGTTCCCGGCTCTTGCCGCACTCCTTCAGGGCGAGCGACAGGCCCTTGGCGACTGCCGCCCGCAGAGTGGCCGCCCGAACCTTTTCAGGCGCGAAAGCCTTCACCTGCTGCGGCGGCTGCCAAGCCAGCAGGTCCAGCGTTTGGCGGTCCCGTGGATGCTTAGCCATTACGCGGCCTCATCCAGCTCAGGCGCGACACCGAGCAGATCGTCGATGTCCCCGGTCTCGCGCAGATGCTCCAGAAAGGCCCTCTGCGCCGTCCGGCCGGCCCGCCTCCAGGCGGCGAGGAGACGCTGGAAGCCGGCATCCGCCGGAGTGCTCTCGACCGATCGGGCACCGCCCAACAGCTTCACCGCGGCGGCTACGGTCTTGGCCTGGGGAGACTCGGACAGGATCAGACCGAGGACGGCGGCTTGCTCCTCCGGTGGCAGCTTCGAGAGCGCCAGCAGTTCGTTCTGCTTGCGGGCGATCTCGGTCCCGGCGAGACGTGCCCGGACCTCCGGTGCCAATCGGGTCGCGATCGACACCGCCAATTCGACCGTCCGACGCGAGATCCCGCAGCGGGTCGCGGTGTCGGCTGCAAACGAAATGATTTCGTTTGCACGTCCATGCTTCGCTTCGGCGCCCGCGACACCGGCCCGGGTCTCGGGATGCAGGCGCTCGTAGATGGCCTTGCGTTCGGCCAGGAAGACCGCCCGGTCCAGCGGGTTCAACTCATGTCGGACCAGGTTCTCGTCGATCTCGGCAAGCCTTGCCTCGTCATCGTTGGCCTGGAAGCACAGAGCATCAATCTCGGTCCAGCCCAGCAGTTCGGCCGCGCGCAGGCGATGCCGGCCAGCGATCAGGATCCAGCTGTTGCTACGCCCCTTCTTGCGCACCTCGACCGGCTGTCGCAGGCCGATCTGCGCGATGCTCTCGGCGACAAGCTGCGCCTGCGCCTCGTCCACCGGCCGCAGCCGCTCACCGATCTGAATGGAGGCGAGCGGGATCGTCTGAAGACCCAGGGACTTCATCACGCCACCCGCCGCTCGGTCCGCTCCAGCCGTCCCTCGATCCGGCGGACCGCATCAAGGGCGAACTGCCGCCGGAGGTAGGCCGCATTGCGCGCCCGCACCCGCGCCAGATAGACCGCGCGCAGCTCGTCCGAGTGGGCGATCAATTTCTCGACATCGTCGACCGCTGCCTCGCCGCGGGCGATTGACAGCAACTTCTTGCCGACCGCGGTCAGGGCGTCACCAGTCTCGTCGACCAGGCGCTCCAACGCCTCGGCCTGCCGGTCCGCTTCCTGATGTTCGGCGACGGCGTCGGCGTAAACATGCTCAAGGCGCGCCAACCGCTTTGCGACGATGCGAGTTCTGTTCATGCTGCCTCCTGCTTTTGACAGTGACGGGGGTCATGGCGGGGGTTAGATTTGCGGCGTTGGCGGACCTGGGGGATCCGCTTGCCGTCGGCGGCCCAGCGACTTGGCCACAAGTGGCGCGGCGAAACGCCTAGAGCCTTCGCGATGGCCAGTTCGCCGTCGTAGTTCGGCGACCGGATCGCGTGACGGCACGAGTGTTCGGGCAGGTTGTTGGCGCGGGCAAGGGCGTAAAGCGTCCAGCCTGCGATCCTTACGGCTGCCTTGATCTCCTCAGGGTGCCAGTCGCCGTTCGGTAGTCGGACGGTTGCCATTCACTTGCTCGTTAGACCCGGCCCCGCCAGGCCGGGTTTTGACAGGGGTTATTAGTTCGGTTCGGAGGTAATATTGACCACTTTTGCCCAACAGGTCAAGCCATGTGTGGCTCTTCGGAGTTCGCGCTTTGCGGAAGCTGCGCCATATGTGGCTAACATATTGATCCGAAATAGCTTTCCGGAACTCCGAAGCGTTGGTGTCCGAATTGCCGGGATTTCGGAGTTTGTGTCATGAACTCCGAAGAGGATCTGGTCGACAAAAGAGCCTTTGCCGAGCGGCTGCGCAGATGCGTCGCGTTAGCCGGAAATGGCAATGAGCTGGCCCGGCGGGCTGGTATGCCTCGAAGGACCCTGGAGAACTACCTCAGCGGGGATCATGAACCCCGGCTCGGCCGCATCGTTCAGATTGCGCGTGCCACGGGGGTGTCGGTGAATTGGCTGGTGACCGGCGACGGGCCGATGATGGCCAGTGAGACACAAGGACCGACGGCGCCCATGCCGCCCGTTTCAGCGCAGCAACCCACCACCGATGGCCGGCTGCTCGGCCGCCTGTTCGAGGCCATTCAACGGGTCCATCGCGAAGAGGGCAGCCATCTGCCAATGTCTGCCCTTGCGGAGATTGCGGCGGCCAAACACGACCAGATCGTTGCCGCCGAAGAGGATCCGGAAGAGCGGCTGAGGATGGTTAAACTGATCGCGGTGCAGGTCCGGGAGGAGTTGCGTGCAGCGGCGGCCGCTCCCCATGAAGGTAAACAGCGGGCTTGA